CCGATGGTATTTTGATGTTAGATATAGATGCGAACACTAAAGCAGTTATTATGCCTCGCATATTATAGAGGGGCAAACTAAAGGAATAGTTATGAAAATAAAAGTACATGAGTACATCAACCCGAATTACCCCTACGATGCACACGCGAGAATAAGAACATCTGAGCAGTTCAATGCGCTGAGATGCTTCTTAACCGACGAAAAGGTGTGGCGCAACAATATCGCCAGGGAGCGCGGCACTGAACCGGACATGCTGCGATGGATGCCCGTGGCGGGTACGGGAACGGACGTCGATATATGTGAAATTACGGGCATGAACTGCATGTGTGATGAATGGGAGCTAGTTAGCTATGAATGAAATACAAGAACACAAGGACGCTATCGCATTAATTCGAAAACGAGAACGCGCAGCTAAGGAGAGACAAAGACGCAAGGAAGAAAAAGATTATTTAGAAGCTAATGGGCTGAAGAAAATAACTTTGATCGTACCAAAGTCACGCGAAAAGGTTATTCGAGATTTCGCCAAAAAGCAGGGGGTTTAAATATGATTGATGACTACAGTATCTACCCAACAATAAATTTCCCGCCAGATTGGGACGTTCGAATCGTACCGTCGAGGTTAGCTGATATCAAATTCCATGTGTTACACAGCAAGGGTTACGTATCAGTTTTTGCAGATTATTCGAATAAATTGGGTGTTTTTTTCAAAGATGGCGAACCAGTACCATACTGGGAAGTATACCCGATAAATGGTGATGTCGGACGATGCGAGATACACGAAACGGGCAAGCTCATCGAACTGATATCAGAATCAATCAGGCAATATGGAGGGGTAAATGCTAAATAAATTCATATCAGTTTTCCAGTCCGTGTCCTTAGCGATCGTTACTAAATTAATTAGCGATAATGCTGGCGATTACATGCACCAGATAAACATTGATTTTTTTGTTGGTTTGTCAGTGCTGGGTTTTTACCTGATTTTCAAGGGGTATAAAAAACGTGAAATGAGGGTTAAATTATGATTATTGTTGGCTTATACACCTCAGAGATAAAAAACTGATACGTAATAGTGAGAAAGTACAAGTCGGATTATAACTTTGTCAAAAGCACGGGGATGATACTAATATCCCCATCGGACGACCCATCTATTTATGATGATATAGTGGGTTTCAGAGTTGCAAAAACGACAATTGGTGTTGAGGGGCTATGTAAATATTGGATAGATGAGGTTCACAACCTTTCGTCTCAATTTCGCGACATATTCGGACAGTACCCTAATTTGATAGGATGCGCCAACTCATAAGAAATACTTAGTAGTTAAAAAATAACCTACCAGTGTGAACAAAGCAAAGAGGCTCCAACCATATGAAAGGGTACGCCAATACCCAATCGGTTGAAGCCTCTTTTAAATTCTTTTCTCAGGCAGGGAAAAGATAAAAACCAACCCCTACAAATGGAGCCAGTCGTTACAATATAAAACAATCGGATTGGGAGGTCAACATTTATCTGAAAACACCAGGTTTGAAGCAAGGCGTTTGATACTATACCACTTTGATCCAAATATGCCAAGCATTTTAAACACGCTGAATGCCATACATTTCTAAGCCTCCCTAAGCCCGCTGATAGACCCTACCCTATACATTGACCCTAAATTACCTCTAAAACCTCTCACAGCGCAACACAGAAGCTCTCAGAATATTATGTCGAGGTATTTGTAACTTAACTTATCTGCCAAAACCAAACGCTCGGAACCTGACAGCTCAACTTGTTTATTTTCCAGGCAATCCCAGACTTTCCAAATATGAGCTGCGCCTGTTACGGGATCGACCTCAAGATCAATTTTCAGCTGTGTTCGTTTCTGGTCAATTATCATCCAAATCATGTGTTCCATCGATCAACCCCCTAACTGTTTCTCAATGAGTAAAGAATAGCCAGCTATATCGTGCCAGTGGTCTTTGTGGTCAGCGTTACCGTTTAAGATTCTAGCAATCTTGTGTTGGATCATCTCCAAAGCTTCTCTCTGTGTATCGTCTAACTGTGCAAACCTGCCAAGTTGCATAGCGTCTTTAAGTGCCTGGCTGATTCGTGCGTGACTTTCAAAATTGCCGTGTGTTTGTTGCCGTTCGTCTAGGGTTTTGTTGATGTCTGTCATGGTTACTTTTTCTCCTTGTTAATTGTCTATTTTTCAATCTATCTTGCCCTTGCCGCGCCAGGCTATCTCACAGTGCGCCAGGGGCCGGTACCCCAGTACCCCGGTACCCTGGCCATTTCCTATAGCTCTCTTTACTATAGCCACCCTGTACATTTTCTATACATTTTGGTTGCCAAACGTACTATTTTACGTTTATATATCACCAATCTACTTTTTGCTAAAAAACCAGGGTACTGGGGTACTTTCGTCTACAGCCCCCTTGGCAAGGGACTTTTCGGTACCAAAAACTTAAAAAATTTTCTAGGTACCAAATAGGTACTGGGTACTGAAAAGTACCCAGTACCCCAAATACCCAACTATTTTTTAGACCCCATTTTTTCCAACATAACGTCGTACAACTCAGAAACCGATCGATCTTTAACCACCTCTTGGCGAACCCAAAACCGGCCAAGTTTGTTCTTTTTTCCGTCAATCTTCTTCTGTACTTCTACAAACACATAGCCTACATTCTGTACTGCTTCCTCCAACCCATTAACGCCACACTTCCACTGGCATTGTTTGGCAAAGGTCCGCAGTTCCATCTTGCTAAACCAATCACGCGAAAACAGCCCACTACGATCCGCTGCCATTTCATCCATATTCTTTTCATAATCAAACTTACCGCCTCGCACCAGGTCTTCTAACCCATCAGTACGAAATGGCAGCTTGTGGGGATTAAAATTGCTTATATCACGTCGCCCCAAATACCCCATGACTTGCTCATACCCACCCTGACGATACCATTCGGCCAGTTTTTGGTAGTAATCTTCGCTTTTTGGCTCGATATAAGAATCAACGACAAAGTACCGACGGTCGCCCTCTTCAACAGCCAAGCAGTGGCGCTTGTTAGACATCAGAACCCCACCCAGACAATCCCGCTGCCGTACAACCGCCCCACCTTTAAGATTCAATGTGCGGTATTTGGAAGCGCCAGAGGCACATATCACTTTCATGGCATTGGCAACCCGCTTATCCTGGGCCTTGTCCACCTCTTCTACAGCAGCAAACTTTAACCCTCGTATATAGTCCCCCCAACCATCTAACAACTTATCAATGTGAATAGTGCGGGCGATATCATCACCAAGCCCAAACATAACCGCCGAATAAAATAGATCTTTACCGACACCAAATCCGCCACGGTGAACTAACCAATAGTCGGGCTTTTCATCGATCCGTTGAACAATGCACGCTAGATAGTCCAAAACCACCTCACGTTCCCTCGCATCTGGCAAAAGGTATTCAGCATGTTCAAGCCATAAGTCGGGGACTGGCAGGTCTAAATTGGGCGCTACGTTAAAACCGGACCACTCATTAATAAGTGTTCGACCTTCAACACGTACCAGCACTTCATCACGTCCCGGTCGAGTCCATCCGGTAGGCTCCCAACACATGCCATCCGCTTCATCATCCAACCCACAGCCTTGTAACAACATCTCCGACGCTCCCTTGCCTTTTTTTCTCGGATACACTGACAAGTAGCGGTTATCAATTCCCGCTGGCGTGATGAGTTGGCGTGTTTTACAGTCCCAAAATTTGTTCTTTTCTGCTATAAATATGTACCTTTTCGGATCAATCACTTTTTTCTGCACCTCTGGTTCATCAGTACCACCCCCGCTAAGTCCGAGTTTCTCGGCTAAAGCTTCCACGCCTGCGCGGGCAACTCTAAGCTGATACTGATCAACCTCGTCAGTTATCCCCAGTTTATTAACAATTTTTGCACCGCTTAACTTCGAGCAGTGGCCGTGGTTACATTTAAACTGCACCGATCCATCAACTAACGTTCGAACCGCTGCACCACTGGCGTCTGCTGAACTGTGTGCGGCTGCGTTTGGGCAATCTATCCGAACCCACCCATCAGCGCCGTACCCTGTCACTGTCACAGCCGACCAGATTGGGTGATCTGGCATAGTTACGGCTTCCACCTGTTTCTCTTGTTTCGGCGTCAGATCAATATCAAATACTTTCGCCAAGCCCTCCATTGTGTACTTCAGTTCAGGCTTCCAACTCAACATCTGGCACTTAAAATTGTTACGGCTGGCCTTGGTGTTCGTACCCTCTGGCAATCTGACATAACGAGTCACACCCCTCATTCCTGGATCAGTTCCATCTGGCGCTAAACCTTTTGCAACCAGCCCATCTAACAAAGCTTCAACAACACCACGCTCGCTGCAAGGCGTTTTCAGTATCCAGCCCCACTGTTCACTGCCCGCCGATGTCAAAAGCTTGTACGACGGCTCTGGCAACATCTCAACCCGTTCAATCGGTAATTTCTCTTTGACGTCATCGGCAACGATCACGTGGCACTGTTTAAAGTTTGTCTTTCTGCGATTAGCACGTCCGCCATCTTTGTGAAACAGCGATATAGTGAAGTATTGGTTTTCGCCCTCTTCAGG